TGTGTACAGATTATTTTCCATTTTTTATTTTTGCCTTTCCTTCGGCAAAGCCATGTTTTCCAAAGTCTATTTGAGCAACAGGCTGTTGCGTGTCTTTATTTTCTTCCTCATCAATCTTTCCTAGCATGTATAAAGCATCTTCAAATGCAAGCCTTTTTGCTGATGCTGCATTCTTCAATTTATCGGCAGATATATCGTCTTCTGCATGAGTTATTATTGGCTCTCTTAATACTTTAATGAGCTCATCAACTGCTACCTTAGCTGCCTGTATTAACTCTATTTTCTTAGACATATATTCTTGTTGTACATTCTGTAAAGAACCTCATCGTCTATTCTAAATTCATACTCACTATCTGGAGAAAACGCAACAATGTCTCCCTTGCTAACGTCCATCAATGCATCGTTAAAATACACTAGTTCCCCCCACAAATCTTCTCTCGATCCAATACTTGATATAATTTTATCTTGATTTTTTATGGGCCTAACAAAACAATATGGATAAGGAGACATCCAATCACCATTTGGGTCTTTATATAGGTACAACTGATCATGCTCTATGATAAAATAATCATCAAACAAATGATGCCAGCTACTTTTTTGGTTTCCCTTCATGTCGTAATAGAACTTAAACACATTGTGATGAACAATAACATTGTCGCCACTTTTAATTGGGCCATCATAATTTATTGGAACAGAAATAACCACACCAAGTCTATTAGAAACGGTGTGGTCTTCTTGAGATGTACTTATTATAAAGTCAATATCGCCATACTTACGCACATTGTCATAGCGCTTATCGTTGTAAGGCTTAATTATAAAATGGTATGGAGACTTCATTAGAAATCTATATTATACTCAATAGATATAGGCATTGAAGCAGAGAAACTTTTCCACTTGACAATCTCCTTGTCTTGATTAAGTATATATATAGATATAGATGAATCAGACTCCATGAGTATTGTGTCTATAGAACCATTTCCTCTAAGGACTTCTTGTCCAACTACATAGTGCATAGACTTCATGTAGTCAGGACCTACCGATATTTTTCTAATTATATTCACCTGTTTGAAGATTGATTTTAATGTCTCCATACTTAGACACTAACTCATCTTGAAACTGCGATAAGTCAAATGCAGATGTTTCTAGATTAGCTAATGATGCCATCTTTTGGCTCTTCATTCGTTCAAACGAAACCTCGATGTCAGCGATTTGAAATTTAAGATCTCTGTAAGTTTGATTTAAAGATCTTAGCTTGTCTAACTCTTCCTGAGTGATTTTCTTTTCTTCCATTTTATTTAATTTAAAATTATTTGTTACAAATATAGTAAATATTCGTAATAAATTACATAGATATGTACCAAGTAGTATTAGCGTTATTGTATTGAAAGCATACTGGGGTATCAGCCGTCAATGTAGATGGAGCACCAACTATTGATGCACCTGGGGTAATCCAAGTTGTTGATGGTCTAGTAACAGTAGACATTATAACATACTTTAAGCCATCAATGCTTGAACTAGCTGTTGGCATTGTTACAGCAAATGATACGGCTGCTGGAGTACCAGTAAAGTATGTGTTAATATTTGAAATAGTATAGTTTCCTAACGTTCCAGTAGAATCAATTTCTGGAGCTTGAGTTAAGTTTACTACATCCTGTATCTTGAAGTTTACAGTATCTCCTGTAGAATTTTTTGTTCCAAACAACAGGTCATTTACGCTTGGAGTTTTAGTTTGATAGTTACCTGCTTTCATCGTCCTTGTCCTTTATATTTTTTTTTATAGTTCTTTGATGTCTTTAAAAAAGATGTCTTGGTCTTAGCGTGAACGCCAGGCCTTTCAACGTGTTTTTTTTCTACCTTACTCGCCTCTAAAATTTTTTTACTCATCTGTTTCTAAGTGTAAAGTTAATAAAAGTAATCGAATAAAAATTTCTGTACATGTCTATGTCAATAGCAAATAATCTAATTGGTCCAATAGTTATTCTTAAACTTAAGTTTCCCCAAATTTCTTTTAGCCAATGATTTCTAAACTTCATAGTTTTTGTAACATTTCAATCATTCTAGGACATGGGTATATGTCGCTCTTATCCTTTCTTACCGAGTTGTGGGTATAAATACCAGGAATTCCTTTAAATGCGCTCTTGTCAATATCAAATATTTCTGATCTATAATCTTTGGGTATGTTATATGTTTCACACAAATACACCAAAAGCTGTCTTGTAGACTCTATTTGAGCGTCAGTATATTTATACCAATAAGTATAACCCTTGTATGGTTTTTCTAGTTTAGTCACCATTGAAGGATCAACAGATTTATTTACGTAGTTATAATATTTTCCGTCTTTAAGTTTTAATGGCCCCCAGTTGCACACCTCAATACCAACTGATAACTTATTTAAGTTTTGGTATTTAGCTCCGTTCTTGACAAAGTCTTCTGAATCTATACCTAAGTGCCAAGCCCAATGTCTAGATAAAAAACACTGAACTATTGTTCCTCGTTCTCCAATGACAAAAGCAGTAGCTATCCTAATGTCGTTACTGTTCCAATACTTTGATACCGCAACAGCATCACCTCCTCCAGCTGTATGGTGTAAATATATTTGAGTCTTAGGGCTATCTTCAGCAAAATACTGATCTTCTGATAGTCTAGACTGTACTATCTTTGTTGTATCTAGCTTCATTAGTTTTTAATGTCTTTATAAGTGTCCGATACTTTTTTCAAACCATCCTTTAATTTTTTTACTGTATTGAATGCTGTTTTTAAAACATTATTGCCAGAGATATCAAACCAGTTTTCATTAATAGATGTAAGCTCTATTATTGCAAATATTCCAAGTAGAATGTTTGTAAATATTGCAGGAGTTGTAATTACAAATGAAAAACCTAAAAACTGAAGAAAACTATTTGCAAAAGGAGTAAGTGCGTAATAGTCTAAAGGAAAAATAGCTCCTGCTGTAATATAATAACCAAGAGCTTTGTATGTATATCCTTTTCGAAGTATTTTAGACTTAAAAACATCTCTATACCTTCTGTTAGTATCTATGGCTATTTTACGCAAAGAGATTAATTTAACTAAAGTATCAATTAATATGACAAACATAAGTATCATTGCCATTAACTCTACGGGAGCAAAAAAAGACGTTATCGTTAAAAAAAATAAAGACAACTTTGTTTTCATATTCTAGAAAGTTTTTTTTTGATAATTCTGTAAATTACATACAATAAAATTAAAATCCACAATATACCACCACTCCAAGCTAAAAATATAGTAAATCCAGGGGTATATTTTATTTTTTGTGGCTTTAATGTTTTTGTTACTAACTTTGTTTGATATATAGTATTTCCAGGTATTGTTTTGTAAACAGTATCTGTCTTAGCTATAACTTTATATTTATTACTTTTCAATCTTGCCTGTAATTTTAGTATTGTACCATCTTTTTCTGATAGTCTACTAGCGTATACATTTCCTAATGAATCACAGAAAAGAGTATCCTCAATAAAAACAGTTTCACCAGGAAGCTCTATAGTTGTATCGCGATACTCAATAATTGTAACTGTGCTATCTTTTTGAACACAGAGAGGGCAATACTTCTCTAGCTTTCTTTCGATAGAACAAGAGAAAAATAAGAATATTGTAGATAATATAAGTATATACTTCATATCCACAAAGGTAACTAAAATATGCTTATTTTTTTATATGTCTTTTAATAACTCTTTAGGCACGCAAACCGTAGCACCTTCGGTAGTAAATATGTGAACATATATATCATCAACCTCCTCCCATTCTGTGAAGGTGTAGGTAATATCGTTGACTGTTACGCTATGCATATAGTAATACTCTGAATTGATCAACAGCTCCAACATCTCCAGCATTTTGGCATTGAGCTGTCCATATTAGATAATAGTTGAATGTAGTGTTAATACTTAACGTTGATAGTTGTGATGCTGTACTCTCTGTACCAAAGCCTGTGTTTTGATATCTTAAAGATGTACCTATACAGCTAATACTTTTTTGTGCTAATAAAGCCTGTTGAGTCCCTCCTCCATTAAGAGTAATTAAACCACCTAATGTACTTGCTCCTGTTAAGGTATTAGTTTGATTAAGATAAAGCCTGCTGTATATCTGCCCTAAGTTACCCGATACCCTGTTTATTCGCCAGGATATCTCAAGTATTGAATCCGATGTCAAAGTATTGGCAGGTATAAATAATGATTTTGATATATTAATCAAAGTGCCTGATGTGGTAGTACCCACAGTACCAGAATAACCTAATACTTGCGGACTAATTCCACTACCTGTAACAGTTAGGTTTCCACTACCAAGTACGGAAGCTCCGTTGATGGTCTTGATATTAGTACTACTAACTAGTGTAGGCTGTATACCAGCATTTGATAGTGATTTATTTTGCCAAAGATCAGTAGCTTGATCGTATTGTATTATGTCATTATCAGCAAGTCCAGATATCTGAACGTCATGTAACTCCTCTATTTCATAGCCATTTTGCACCCTAACGTACATCCTTCCAGCGCTACCATTGTTGGCTGTTGTAACAAATCCGAGATATACCAAGTGATTAGGAGCCGATGGCTTTACATTAGTTATTGAACCTGCCGTTGGGCCCAAGTAAACAGGATCTCCATCTGCCCATGTAGACGTAGGAAGAATACTAAGACCGTCTAGCTGTCCGTTAAGTATAATAAATCCCTTCTGATTGGCTCCAATTGATGCAGACAACACTAATCCTACTGTTTGTGCTGATGTAGCGTCAGTAGTGTTGTATGCAAGCTTAACCTTTAGTCTGTCACCTTGTCCTCCAAACGCATATACAGGCTGACCTTTAGTTATGGTTATTGACTCATCATTTGTTACATATGCTAATAGTGTGTTTGGAGATGAGCCTATTACTTGAAAAATATTTAACGTTGAATTGTATATACAAAGCATCTCAGCGCCACCCTCAATGTCTCCACCTATAACCTGACCATCATTGTTTCTATAAAGTGGTATTGCGCCTAATCCGTTAACATTTAGCGTGGACCCAGTTGTATTACCATTTGTAAACCTAACTAAATAAGCATCACCATCAGCATAAGAAGTTGCTCCAGCAATTGATACGGTATACGTATCAGTACCACTAGCTGTTCCGTGAGGTATACTTCCTGATCCGCCTCCGCCAGATATAACTTTAGGCTTGCCGTCTGGACCATTTACCTGTAATCCTTTTGGTCCAAATATATATCCATTTGAGTCAGTTACTTGCATCTAAGGAAAGATAAGTTAGGGCCCTCTTCTCCACTAATTATAAATGTAGTATTAGCGTCTGTAGATGTTGCTGTTATCTGATCTCCAGGATGTAATATATACACCATGTCATCAGTAATTGTATCACCGTGATTAAGTGAAACAGAGTATATGTCTACAGTAGCAGCAGTTGATGATACATACTTTTGAAGCGTAACATCATAGTTGGTTACAGAGTTTGAGAATCTAATATAGTTTATAGCACACACGTTCTGTGGCTTGCACTCGTACAATATAGTGCTAGTTACACCAACATTACCTTCGTTGCTAATAAGAGCCATACTACCAAAGTGCTACGATACCAGTTGCTGATGTTGTAGAAGCAAATACTCTGATAACTTGGATAGGTAATACAACTCCAGCAGGAACAGAGTTAAAGGTAACATCATCACCGCCAGCAGTTAAAACTCTAATAATACCTCCAGATCCAGAGTACAAAACACACGGCCAAGTTTCTGTTGGATATCCAACATAAGGAATATTGTCAGTGTCGCTAGGTGTTACTGCCTCAGCTCTAGATTGTTGTAGTTTTTGATATGCCATCTTTAGTTATTTTTTATAGTGTTTAGTGCATTTAAAATGGCCACTATATCAGCCAAGCTGTATGCGCCCTTTTTTGTGGCCTCGTCCAAGGCTCTTTCAATTATTAAGATTGCTTGTTCTTTTTCCATTATTAAGGTATTAATTGAATTTTGTATGGGGTTCCGTTAACATCAACCTTAATGTAGTCAGTACCAGAAATATTGGTTACTAAATCAGATGTAACTGATAACGATGCTTGAGAAACATCTGCGTTTTTAATTCCAAATTTAGTAATTGATCCACCAAAGTTGTACATACCCGAAAAACAATCAAACTCCAAACGACTTACTCCACCCAAATATAAACTTAAAAATTCACCTCCAGGAGATGAATTATCTAAGCTTATCCCCCAAGATGGACCAGAATTACCAAATATATCACCAATGTATGCGTATGAATTTGCATTACCAGTTTCTCCGTAAATATTAAGTAAATTAGATGAAGAATCATAAGTAAAATAAAGTCCAGCATTATAGTTGCCAGTTAAATTTGTACCACCAAGTCCAGTTAGCTCTGATAAACTTGAGTTTACAAGACTGCCTAGAGCAGTACCTTTGGGAATAGTGTTTAGTGTAATAGGAAATGTTCCACCACCAACGGTCTGAGCAAAGTCCTCAATGGTAAATGTTTGATCGTTAGAGTTGACTAACGCTGAACGTCTGTTGACAACAGTTGTAGGCTTAATAGCCTCAAACTTTGTTCCTGCTGGTATATTTACTGGCATCTTTTTTCTTTTATAAAGTTATTATTTCTTAGTACTCTTTCCGTTGGCCCCGTTTCTAGCCCTATTACTAGAACTGGACTCAAGTACAAATTTACCATTTTTTTTCATACTAACATCAGGGCCTCCCTTTCCGTCAATATCTCTTTTTCTTCGTTCTCTAGTGTGCTCTGCCCTATACTTCTTCTCAGACTCACTCTTGTTGAGTTCCCTCTGATACTCCCTTCTCTTCTCCGCTGCTTTCGGGTTGCTTGCGTAGTATTTCGATGTTTTGCTCTGTCCCATAAAATATCTTGTTAATTAATAGGTTAGGGTTGTTTAACATTTCTTTTCTTTCATTGCATCCGCAGTCCTCTCCAGCAACCGCCTTTACAACTTTTTCTATTCCAGTGGCCTTGGTTATTGCGTGTATAGTATCACCAAATCCGTTGGCCTTGGTTATTGCGTGTATAGTATCACCAAATCCGTAGTGCTTTTTAATTATAATCATTTCCTGTACTTTGCTGTTTTCTTAGCTATTGATTCAGGCTGCTTAACAACGCTTCCAGTTCCTCCACCCTGTCTCTTGGCCCTTGTTGTTGCAGCATATTCTGATGGGCTTAACGACTCAATAGCCTTTTTGGGTAGGTATCTCTCTCCAGTCTCCTTGCTTGGCTTGCCACTCTTGGTGGTCCATTCTTGTTTTGTCCACTTGGATAAACTATTTGACTCAGACTTCTTGCCCTCGTACTTTCCTCCAGACTCTTTATATTTAGCCACAGCTATCTGAGCCTTTCTAGCTGACCACTGACCTGCGTCACCGCCCTTTGTGCCTGACTTAACACTAGACACAATTCGGTTCCATAGCTCTGGATTTTTCTTTTTTGCTACAGACATTTTATGATCCTTTAACCCACTTCTTACTTGGTGATGCTGTCTTGCTTGGAGACCACTTTACCTTATCGGCCCAGTATGCAGCACTCATCTTGCCTTTTGCAATATTCTTTGCGTGACGGCTTTTAAATGCCTCTCGCTGACCTGCCGTTTGATTGGTCTTTACTCCCTGCTGACCAAAACGAATAGTCTTAATTTCGTCACCCTGCTTCGCCACAACAATGTGACTCTTTGTTGGGTGACTTGGAGTTCTTTTTGGTTTATTGAACCCCTCAACTCCTGCTCTTTCTAGCCTTGGATCTTTCATTTTTTATAGGGATTTTCTTTATGCCATTTTCTAGTTGCAGCTATACCTTGTTTAACTGTTTTAGCTTTTGCTACTTTGGTTAAGTTAATGGTATCCCACTTTCCTTTATCTTTTGTTGTATGACTAACCATTATATCGCCTGGATTACCTTCTCCTATTTTATTAGTTTTTTTGTAAATCCTATGCTTTTCTCCATCAGCAACAATAGTAGCCATACTATTTTTTCTTTGGCATTTTTTTCATGGCGGCTTTCATTCCGTACTCCTTGATCATCTCCTTTTTAGATTCAGACTTTTCGTGCTTCATCTTAGCAGATTTGCTGGCATACTTTTCGCCAGTCTTTTTTTCGGTTACCATTTTTTTCATCTGTTTATTTTTTTGTCTTTAATAACTCTTTTAACTGGCATGCCATCAGCATTGAATCTTGTTCTCTCCATTCTACTTCCACCACCAGGCATGTTATATCTTTCAGTCTCAACCATTCCGCCACCAATAGTAGGTCTCTCAGTCATAGTACCCTGAACCTCTTGTCCATCAAACTCACTTGATATATCATATCTTCTTCTGTTAAGAATATCAATGGCGTTATTCTTAAATGGAACACTATTGTAATAATTATCAGCAGCATCCATCATGGCTTTAATTCTATCTCTATTCATTAAGTTAGCATTTCGTGCATCAACAGCTGGAGATTTTCTTGTTTCAACCATGAAATCCTGCATAACACTTTTTGGCTTACCGCTTTCTGGACCAGTCGTGGTCATAGTAGTCCTATTTTTCATAACTTTGTTTTTGAAGTACAAATATAATAAAAATGAGAATAATAAAAAAAAAGAAAAGACGTGCAGATGCCATATACTATGGCAGAGATACTAAGTATGATTTTCTTAAAAATTGGGGCGTAATTAGAAAATGGGCCATATATCAGTACGGGCTTAAGTCATCGGCAGACATAGATATGCTCATGTTTTTGTACTCAGAAAAATTATTTACACGATCAAAGTTTAACGAGTATGCATCGTTTATGTCGTGGGATAGAAACAGATTTGACAGACTACTTAGCGATGGATTTATCTCAATATGGAGAAAAAGAAAGTACGGAGAGTACAATCTTTACGAGCTATCGTTTCAGGCTAAAAAAATGATTGCTAGTATGTATAGAAAGCTAATTGGGCTAGAACCCTTCCCAGAGACACCAAGACGAAACAAGGTCATGAAACCAAGCGCATCTTACTCGGAAAGAATGCTAGCCCACGCTATAAGAAGGTTTAACTCTGAGTTTAAAGAACGCAAACAATATCCTTCTCTTGAACAACAGTAAACCTGCTGTTGTCGATTACTACCTCGTAGGAGTGAACCTTGTCGTACATAACCTTGTCTCCTTTTGACATTCCAGTTACGTTAATTCCTGGCTCGACTATTACACCGTAGTGATAACGCATGTCTTGGTATTCCTCACCGCTGAGTATTAGTCCGCTCTTGGATGTTTTTTGTTCTACAACCTTCTCGATTAGTATAAATTTATTTAGGACTCTCATCTGCTCTAATGTTTGTTATAATTGCATTTGTACTCATTATTGTGGTGGCAACAGACACGGCGTTTAAAAGAGCGTTCTTCGTTACCTTGGTCGGGTCAATAATACCCATCTTCATCATGTCTCCAAACTTCTCAGCCTTTACATCGTATCCATGACCTTTTTCAAATATACCCATCTCTATCTCGTGCGGATTCTTTCCAGCGTTAACTAGTATCTGACGAAATGGTGCAACTAGTGCTTCTGACATTATCTGTGAAGCTACATCATCGTCTGAAAAAGCATATTCAGATGCACATTCTAGAAGCGCTATCCCTCCTCCTGGAAGTATGCCCTCCTCAAGTGCGGCCATAACAGCGTAAACCGCATCATCAATCCTGTCCCTTTTCTCCTTCTGCTCAATGTCGCTCTGTGCGCCAACATATATTACACCAATGCCTCCAGATATATTAGCAATACGCTCCCTAATAAACTCCCTATCAACATGATCGTCTGTCTGGTCCATCATTGACTTAAGCTCTTCTAAATGATTATCTATGTCCTGCTTAAAATCAGCGTGATGCATAAATACCGTCATGTCTTTTTTTACAATGACCTTTGAGGCTTTTCCAAGGTCGCTTAGTGTTGCAATAGACAAATCATCACCAGTATCATCGCTGAAGTACGTGCCTCCAAGAGCAACAGCTAAATCTTTTAAAAGGTCTTTCTGTCTGTAACCAAACGATGGAGGAATAATATTGCAAGCCTTAATCTTTCCTTGGTAAACGTTAACGTTCAACGTCTGAAGAGCGTTAGGTCCCAAAGTACCAATGATTAATAACGACTTGCCTTGTGAAACAATAGGAGCCAATATTTTCTCTAGATTAGATATATTATTTATCTCGTGGTCACAAATCAAAACGTATGGATTCTCAAGAACACACTCCTGCTTCTTTTGATCATTAACAAAATATTGAGAAGTGTATCCCCTCTCAATTCTCATACCGTTAATAATCTCTACACGAGTCTCAGAGTTCATACTGTTCTCTACGGTTACAAGAGATACCTCTGAAAATGCGTCACCAATCATCTTACCAAGATCATTGTCGTTGTTTGCCGATATAGCCGCAACATCGTACAGCCTTTTTCCGTTAACCTTTTTAGACATCTTGTCAAGCTTAGAAATAACTCTCTTTGTGATGTCATTTATTCCCCTTATAACCTCAGTAACGTTGTCATTTTCTTTTAAATACTTGTCAGAAGCGTCAATAATAGCTTCTGCCAACACAATGGACGTTGTTGTTCCGTCACCTGCAATGGTAGCAGTCTTGTCCGCAGCCTGCCTCATCATCATTACAGCTAGATTTTCAGTTGGGTCGTACAGATTGATTGACTTTGCTACAGTTACACCGTCCTTTGTAACTGTTATTCCTCCAACATGGTGCTCGGACTCAATTAAAACTGTCCTTCCTCTCGCTCCAAGTGTACTTTTTACGGCTCCAGCTATCTTTTTGATGCCAGATTTCAATTTTTTTTGGCCTTCATCACCAAAATGAATCTCTTTTACTATCATTTTAATTAATTTTCACCAAAAATAAGCATTTTTCACCAAAAAAATCGTTTTTAAATAAAAAAAGGGCCGAAGCCCTTTATTTTTTTTATTCAGTTATTTTTTCTGATCGTTTTGTGGCCCTCTGTATTGGCTTTGCACCAACCCTTTCTCTCATCTTGTTGTTTAGAGTAGCAAGCTGCCCGAAAATAGTGTTTCTGTTTGCTGCATTTTCTCGTTGTTTTCTAAATGTCTCCTGTTTAGAAATATCTTCATAAGAACCTGAGTATCCTTTAAGGTTAGACGCAGTATAATATTTGTTTTTAGATTGTTTTTGATCGCTAGTAGACAAAACATTATATCCACTAGGCATTTTTTTATCTCCATCAAGAGCCTGTGTCCAGTAATTGAATCCTTCTTCGTTCATTTTTGGTCTTGCTCCCTTTTTGCTTTGTCCAACAATGTTACCTTGTTCGTCCTTAAGATTTCCTGTGTAATATTTTTCCTGTACTTGCGTTTTAGGAGTAACCATTTCAGGAGAAGATGTAACTCCAGTTACGTTTTCTCTTCCTGCATATCTTTTTGCTTGTCTGGCTTGTTTAACTCCGTACTTAGCTTCAGACCACTCTCCTGCTTCCATTGACGCTCTTTTATCTTGGCGAGCCTTTTGAAGAATCCCCTTCATCTCCTCCTTGGTTTTGCCTCTAAAAGACTCTCCACCGTACTCTCCAGACATATACACCTCGGCTAGTTTTTTCTCTCTGTAGTATCTACCTTCGTCCTTAACCTTAGCTCCATGTATTGGTTGAACTTCTACCTTTCTTAAGGCTGGAACAGTTTTTCCTTTTTTTGTGATTTTAGTGCCTAATACAGTCTTTGTGGTTTTATAAGATTTTGATGGAGCCTCATAGCTATAGTCAGTAACCCCAACATTTTTAGTCTCAACCTCTTCGATAGGCTTCTTAGGCTTAGGAGGAGTAGGAGTAGGAGGTGTTGGGTCTTCTGTCTTGTCTTCTTTTTTTTGTTCTCTAAGAGAGCTAACACCGAAGCTTTCTCCATAACCAGATTTTACACCTATGTCAACTTGACGATCAAGCCCCTCTTGAGAAGGCTTATATGATTTCCACCCTGGACTATTTTGAATAGCCTTATTATACTGTTTACTACCTTTTCTAAAATCTAATTGAAGCGCAATGTTTTTTTTACTAGAACCAATATTTCCTACCTGTTGTATAATTGGCTCTTCATATGTTTTATCATCTAATATATCTGTAGATCCTTCTAGATAATTTTGTACTTCCTTTGGAAAGAAGGAATATCTACCACCTGTTGGTTTTTCTTTAGTTCCTCCTTCTCCAAAAAATTCACTATCAAGTTTTCCTTCTTGATACATTTTTCTAACATCTGGCCAGCTAGAAACAGTACCCCCGTCACCAGGAAGCTTTTTACCATATACATCTGGGTCTGCTACTCTAGCCCTAGTAATTGGGTCCTCAGTTTTTGGTTTAAACCTACCATACTTCATCATTGCCATTTTAAAACAAATTTTATAATTAATAAATTAATCTGAACCTCGTAAAAGTCAAACTCACTATCTTTCGAGTAGTACTCAAAACCGACATTCAGACCGATCGATAACATGTTGTGAATCTCTATCAACATGACACAAAGATATATATTTTTTTTGATTTTTAGATGTGTTTAGTTTTTGGGTAATGGGGTGGATTGACGCTGGCCAGGCTGTCGGGAAAACGGTTTGAAATTCAATGGGGGGGTTGTAATTTCGGATTTTTATCTTGGATTTTTTGGCTTTTTGGTAGGCTAATGCAACTCAGTTGCGATAGGCTGTTCGTTGCGCCCAGTATGTATATACATAATTGTTTATGTACGTTGACTTATGTATATATATAGCAGCAAACCTACATGTAGTATAACTTGTATTATGTTAAATAGAATTAACATTCGTTAACATTTGCTGTCGGTCGGTCGGTCTGTCTGTCGGTCTGTTGTTCGGACGTATTAAACACATTCTTAACGCAACATCGTTGCACCTAGATGTATGGCGTTATAACAGTATTCATTGCAAAATAAGTTACATTTTTCACGCAAATAATGTGTAATGCTCTAAAACCCTTATCCACATTACGTTTCATGCGTTTTTAATGCGTCTCAAACCCGTCCGAACTACGTAGATGCGTCTACGTGTTTCTACGTAAAAACTACGTAATTTGATGTTTTTCTCGTAACAAAACAAAGCATACTTGCGTTAACATTGGTGTACGGCAAACGAGCCAACAGCGATTTGAAATCTTGGTAAGACAATAAACATTAACGGGGTAGGTCAGACCTAGTGTAGTACGGGGTAAGTATAAAGACTCCTCAAAGCTACGGCAATCATTACACTACTCAGGTGGGTGATGTCAAAACCATGCATAGCATAGGGATAAAGAAGAGAGATAGCGGTTTCACGCGGCTATCAAAAAAATAGGTGCATTTAGTAAGACTAATTAATCGGAGCGAAACCGAATGCACCGCTAACCAATAAAACAAGTAATCACGTCAAGCAAAATCATCAAAATCGAGGGAATCTTCGAAGTATGGGGATTCTTTAAGAATGGGGTGCTAGTTCGAACAACAAGAGTACGTATTCCATTTAGCCATCGTTAATTAACCTTAAAAACAAATAACTATGAAAGCAGTAATTTTTTCAATCGGTCTAGCCATGACCATTATCGGGGTTGTAGTCCCCGTAACATCAAGCGTAACTGGATACATGATGGATACGCATGAACACGCTCTAACCATATTCGGAATCTTAGTCGTAGGCCTATCTTTAGGCGCTGTATTAATCAAAAAATCTAACATTTAAAACCTAGAAACCATGAGATACCATTTGTTTATAGATGCAGGAGGAGACAACAACATTGTAACCATTAAAATAGCATCATCAGACGACTTTAAAGTAATGATATCAATGTCGAATGCGATATTGAGCAATAACGAAATGATTCAAGAAACTATTATCAAAGATGTGTACACATCCAACATGGTAATATACGGAAAAGACAGAATCTACTCAAAACAATATTAAAAACTAGAAATCATGAAAGTGAAAGCAAAAAATAAAATTGAGGCATTAGAGCAATACGGAATAGAGCGTATATATTTCAAAGGCAGTAAACCATATGGATGCATATGGAGCATATACATATATCACGTATATGCAATACGTGTATCATATGGATTATATGAAATAGTTATGACTAGAGTAAATTAATTAACCAATAAAAAATAGAAATCATGAAAACAGGAAAAATTTTAGACAACGTAGGATTCAGTAAGATGGACGGAACAATAAGAAGGCTAACCATCAGAGAGCAATTAATCCGCAATAAGCAGTTCGTTGGAATCAACGACATCAAACATCCGATGTTGGGAGTAATCCATGTCGATCGATCGAGAATTGACGAGCTACTGAAGTACGAGGAAGGTCACCTAATCAGATTCAAAAAATCAATGTTCGATGGTAACCTATGACATAATCATTGCCACAATGTGCGGTGGAATGAAAACAATTCGCAAGACATTCAGCAACGAAAACCATTATGACAATTGGTACAAGTTCATGAATCGTCAAGGTATAAAAATAGTAGATACTTTTAAAATTAATTAGCCATGAAAGATTTTTTGTTATCAAGCATTTTGCTTATCGCTTCACCTATTTTATTGTACTACCTTTTAAAAATAATATTACTATGAAAACAAATCAAGCAACATTAAGAAAAATAAAAACAATACTTGAAGAATTACGCCAAGAAATTAGACAAGGTACAATAAGCTATGGAGAGATAGTTGAACTACATAGTTTAAAAAAATACATTGAAGAGGGTGATGTTGAAATGCTTGAATGGGCAGGAGTAAATGAATTTGAAAACGATTAAAAACTAATAACCATGAAAACATTATTTGCAGTACACCATGTGTTCGATTGCCTAGACTACAACGAACACTACTACTTCACATCGTTTGCTGAAGCATTCGATAGGCTAACCGACATAAAGAATTCCATACAGGAACACCTTTTCATTGAGGAGGTATACACCGATCATCAAATGGATTTTTATGTTCATCTTGACGATGGACTACAGCGAGTATACATAGAAGAAATTAACCTTTAAATCATAATTAACAATGGACATGATTGATAAACTAATGGCATACGAGGAAGGTATGCTAGATGGAGCAGGTATGGTGTACCTGTTCGCTGAACTAATCAAGACAAAGCAAGCGTGGAGTCTACAAGGTCACTACGGACGAATGGCACAACGATTCATAGATGCAGGGATAATTATGCCCAATGGTGACATAGATGAGATGCGAGCAATAGAGTACGGAATAGAAATGTAAAAATGTTTAACTAATAAAAACTAATAACAATGGAAAATTTATCAGATTCAAGACTAATGGCAATAGCTAACGCAAAGTTAGTTTTAAAGCAAGCAGGATACTACGTAGACAATCTATGGAGCATCCATGACGTAAAGGATGACAGCCTAACTGACGAACAAAAGATGAAAGCGTTAGACATGGCACTAACAAATGGATACACTAAAGAGGAAATATTTTATGCTATAGGTGTAAGCGTAGAAATAATAACCGAAAAAATCAAGTAACCATGAGCAAGCTCAGAGAACAGCTAGGACTGATGCATGACATCAGAGTCAAGGCAAACATAAACATCGTGACGTGTGGTCACTGCGATGCGATACTACTACACCACATGGATGAAGAAACAATCATTTGTTACTCATGCATGAGAGACATGGACATCAGTGATTGTCCCGACTATTTTTACGAAGGAATGCCAGAATTAAACAATGAATAACCATGGAAGAATTAATCAAAATTATTCTCAAATACGAGAAAGAACTAAGAGATGAAAAGGACGAGCTAACTGAAGCATTCGGTCACACAGACCCATCAGCAGAATGGTCAACCAATCGTTGGCTCGTTATGGAAGAACTATTAACCAAATTAAATTTAAAACCGCTATGAAAGATCAAATTTTATCAAAGGGCAACAGAATGTTTTCTGTAACCTTTATCAAGAAAGATGGTTCTCTTAGAAGAATGGTCGCTCGACTAGGAGTTCGAAAGGGAGTAAAGGGTATAGGCATGTCGTTCAATCCATCCGACAAGGGACTAATGGTCGTATTTGACATGCACAAGCGAGAGTTCTGAATGATTAACTTGGAGACTATTGTAGAACTTAAATGATGATTGTGATGAACCTAATAATTTTTAGCCAAAAAACTAAGCTGGACGGCTTTGCGTTTTACAACATAAAGACTGGGGACTTTGAACCCTCATCAAGCTTATCCATCATTGATGGAACAACCAAGGAGTACAACGGAACGGATTCAATAAGGCAGAACGTAAAGTCATACGTATTGGAAAACATAGAGCTTCTTTACGACAAAGACAACTACCTGTCAAGCAGAATACATAAAGGTAACTTAAGACTATTTATTTCAAAAACATGAAGAGAGTATCAAGAATCGCCATGATATCCATACTGGGCGTATGGGTTCTAGGCAGAAGCAACTTAGAAATATCGGACGAACTACATACCTATCTGACAATCAGTCTGTTAGGCATGAACATTATGGTTTTAGTGTTAACACATGACGAAAAATGTTGATTTTTTTTCAACTTAACACAAGCCAATCTCCTGTAAATCAATGGATTAACTAAAAAAATGTCGAAATGTCAATTTTTCAACCAAAAAATCGTAAAATTAAAATATCGCTATATAATACTATATATATATATTATTTTTTTTTATTTACTAATTGGTATATAAAAATTAACATTTTAACATTATCCTAGTAAAATCAAGGGTTTCAGAAAAAAAAATCGACATAAAATCAACATTTATTAACACAAACCAACATTATGAAAGCAAAAGTAAATCCATTCTATCGGTCGGTAGTCCTATCGGTAGACGATGTAGAGCTATCTGAGATATTCTTCGACTACACGGACGAGTGGGAGTCAAGGGAGATAAACGGCAAGATGTACGACATCCATTTCAACTACGAGCCAAAGGATTCGTACAAGAACGAGAAAGAGTGGCTGATGTCGTTGGTATCGGTTTACTTAGTTGGAGACTGGCCAGAGGAGCACTACTCCAGTAACTTAATAACCGAAGTAAAGCTAGAGCTATGAAACCAATAGATAAGGCAATGTCTTTAATGGATAGGCTAAAAGACAAGGAGAGCGCAATAATTGTATGCAATGATTTGATTGGATTTTGGGAGCGCATAGACACGACATACAGCAAGTCAAAGATATATTTTTATGAGAGGGTCAAACAAGAAATAATAAAGCTATGACAAAGTACCTAATTAAATTTGTACAGAGGGGTGAATCTTCTGAGGTAAATATAACTTGCAAGGACGAGACTATGGCTGTCATATTTTTTGAGATGGCATTTCCAGATGCAATTATATTGTCGATTGAAAAGAGCTTAGTTCAAATCATAACAACAAAGCCATGTTTAAACTAATAAAATACACAATAGTATGGATAAGTCAGAATTTAAGTATACCATTTTGGGTGGTAGGTCACGTACACTTGTCGTTGAACGTGTACGAGGACATCCACGAGATAATTATGTCAATGGGGATGAATATAATAGTATTAATTGGATTTATAATAAGCTATAGAGATGATAATAAATAAGGTAATTTTTTGGGCCATCATGTACTTGATAAGCCTATTCATATCGATCAGGGCAACAACCCAAATTGGTGTATTTATATTGCCCATGATTATATTTAATGCGATATCTGCGCTAACGTTATTATGTTACTTAATTTGTTTAGATTTTGAAAAATGAAAAAAATAATTCTTTCGGCATTTTGTGCTATGGTAGCACACATGTCATTTGCCCAGTCGAACTACTTCTTAGTTTCAAAAGATTATGAGAAGGTGCTAATTGAAAGCAAAAACATAAGTGCAATGTATATCAGGTCTTTTGACAACAAGTCGGACGCTATAAAGGAACACATTAGAGTATTTGGATATAATTTTAAAGAATCGTTGCCAACAGTAACCAAGAAATGTAACACACCAATATTTGCCAACTTTTTAAGCAAGACCGACACTAACGTTTGTATTACAACTTTTGTAACAATAAACGAGGAAGGTGGTTATGATAGTGTGTTTTTGGAAGGAATCAACGAGGACTACTATTTATTTACATGTGACGGAACAGATTACATAAACAGCAAAATTATTAAATAACATGGAACACATCTGGGAATATATTTCGTCAAAGCATAACGACCAAATTTACAGGACTTTAAATAGTTCTTGGTACATTGACAAGGGCGTAAAGATAGAGAGGTTTGACAAGGATGGCAAGATAGAGATAATGAACACAATGGTTCAGTCTGACTTTCACGAGCCAATAAGCAGCAACCAAGAGTTTTATTTTTACAAGTACGGATGGGATGCAGGATGCACTAGTGTTCAGATAGACTCAACAGAGACAAAAATAAACAGGCTTTACGCCTTGCTTGAGTACTACGGATTAAACAGCAAGTCTGAGGAGGCTACATGGGCAAAGGAGCAAATTGATAACTTGACGAAAAAAAGACGAGACCTTGTTTTGAAATTAAAAAAAATAATGCAAACTTTGTAATCAATTAAATTAAATATATGGCGCACTGGAGAAATCTAATGAAAGACAACAAGTACATGGGAGCGTGGGACTTGGAGGTCAACGGCAAGTACGAGCCGAGGGAGGTAACAATCGAGAAGATATACCAAGACACCTTTGTTGGGGAGATGGGCAAGGAGGACAAGGTATTTGTCAAGCTAAAGGAGTTTGACAAGTCTATGGTTTGCAATCGCTCAAACTTCAAGAGGTTGGAGACATTCTTTAATTCATTCGACCCGAACGACTACATCGGCAAGACAATTGTCATCACGACAGAGAAGGTCAAGAGTCCTCAAGGCTTGGTCGATGCGCTGAGGTTCAGCACTCGTCCATTGCCCAAGAAGGAGCTACCTATGCTGAATGACGATCAGTTGGGCAAGGCAATAGATGCGGTAAAGACTGGCAGGACTACAATCGAAAAGATTAAGAAGCAGTACACCATCACTGAGGACCAACTAAAAATGTTTGGTAATGATTAAGGTAAGGTCGTCCAGCTGTGCTCTCTTGTTTTCTGGCAAGAGAGGAGGACTAACAACAAAACAGAAAGAAAAGCTTGAAGGATTGAAGATGAAGATTAAGCTCACAGAGAAGCAAGCAGAGGAGAGAGACGAGCTTGAGAAGAAGGGTGAAATGTCTGACGAGCTGAGTGAAATGGCAAAGACCTACATCGAGGACATGGTTGACGAGGTCGTATACGGATTCAGGAAGAAGTTTACCACAAGGGAGATGACCAAGGGAATCATGGTGGAGGACGACTCAATCGAGATGTACAACCGATTGTTTTTCACGAGTCACTTCAAGCAGGCTGAGTTTGACAAGTTTTACGAGCTAACACATGGAGTATCGATTGGCCACCCTGACATTGTTGACGAGTCTAGGCTCATGGTGATTGACATCAAGAGTCCGTGGAGCAAGCACACGATGCCGAAGACAATAAAGAAGGCAGACAAGAAGTCAAAAGAGGCTGGTTACGATTGGCAGGTCAAGCACTACTTGTACATGCTACGCAAGATGACCAACATGGACTGGAGAAACGGAGAGATTGCCTACGTTCTTAGCAACACGCCAGAGGAGTTGATTCCAGAGAACGAGGCAGACAGTCTGCACTATATGGATGACTTAGCCGATGAGCTGAGGGTGACAATTGTGAAGGTGGATTTGACTGACGATGACATCGAGTGGATGGAGTCTCAAATAAAAAAGGCAGAGACATATGCAAAGGAGTATTTTAACTATCTAAATAATAAAAACAAATGAGTGATTTTAAAATGAAAGGGGTTTTAAAGGTTATAAACCCAGCGGTACAGGTAAGCGAGAAGTTTATCAAGAGAGAGTTCGTACTTAACGAGCCACACGATCAGTATCCACAGGACATCTTGTTCCAGTTAACGCAAAAGAACGTTGACGTGTTGGACAAGTTTGGAGAGGGTCAAGAGGTTGAGGTATCGTTTAGGATTCGAGGACGAGAGTACAACGGAAAGTACTTTAACAACATTGAGGCATGGAGAGTCGAGGCCATTGGCGAAGCTCCCAAGCCAGTTGAGGTTAAAGAAGAAGAGCCGTTACCGTTTTAATCTACTGCTAATCAAGGTGGGTAGTCAATCTACCCACTTTAAATTTAATCAAAATGAAAAAATTATTGTTACTTTTACCATTGCTTGCGTTATCATGCAAGACAGCGTCAAAGTGTGACGCATATACATTGAAACTTAGCCCAGATTGCGACTCGATTATGGTCACAAGGTACAACAAGATGTACATGCCAAAGATACCAGTAGAGGGAGCAAGCATTCTATCTTTTCACAACATTGATAGGGGAAGCTACAGGCTTAATATGTACAAGAGAGGCAACATTGAAACAATTAAATTTAAAATAAAATGAGCGATATAACAAAGTGCCCAGGGACAGATTGTCCCCTGAAACAGAGCTGTAAAAGATTTACTGCAAAATCTAATGAGTATAGGCAAGCATACTTTCTTGACCCACCATACCACATTAATGATGAGGGTTTCTCATGTGAAATGTACTGGGGAGAATTTGCTCAATCAGTTTGGGAGTCGCTACAAGAGTCTATTGGAATCACCATACCCAAACTTAAAAAGAACTATGACTTCAATGATCACAAATTGTGACCTATAAGATCAAAAAACTTTACAAATTTTAAACCTATAAGCTATGAAACAAACAGCAGAACAAATAATAGTGCCTTAAGATGCACTATTTAATTTAAGTAAATAAGAAAAACAAATAAATGTATAACATAGTGCTGTTTACTGCACGAATAAATAAATAATATGAAACAAACAGCAGTAGAGTGGTTACAAAAACAATTAGAGTGTTTTGGAAATAAACATGAACTACAAATGTCTTGGGCTACAGTAGATGAGTTACTTGAACAAGCCAAAGCAATGGAGAAAGAGCAAATTGTAAATGCTTATAACGATTGTGAATGGACTGGGGACCATGAAGATGGAGAACAATACTACAACGAAACCTTTAAATCAGAATAGAATGAAAACAAAAAAACAACTTACAGCAGTAGAGTGGTTGGTTGAACAATTACCATTAATTCAACAAGAAGGATTAAGATATGTTATTGAACAAGCCAAACAGATGGAGAAAGAGCAGATAATTGATGCCTATTATCAAGGAGATGCAGATTCGGATAACATACACGTAGATGCAGAACAATACTACAACGAAACCTTTAAATCAGAATAGAATGAAAACAGCAGTAGAATATTATAATCAAGAAATAAAAGAGTTGTTTAATATGCATCAAGATGGAGAAATAAGTGGTAAAATGTTTCATATGTCAAGACTTGTTGCTTTAACTAAAGCCAAAGCAATGGAGAAGGAGCAGATAATGAAGGCTTTTTATAAAGGTAGGCAAGAAGAACAATATAAAAACTTATTTAATAACCACGTTAGAAAATCAGAAGAACAATACTACACAGAAACCTATGAAAGCAACGAAGCAACAGAAAACTTGAATATATCTGATGTTAGTGATAGTGTTTATTTTATTAGAGTTTCTGTCAAAATAGACAAGTCTCTCTATAATAGAACTGCTGATATTAAAGATATAGTAAGAACTGAATTAATGTCTGCTGAAATTAAAGGTGTTTTATGGAATTATAAAATAGAACAAATTGATTCTGGTGATGGTAAAGACTGGGAGTTTTTAGTAAATTTTTTCACGAAAATGAATAAAACACAAATTCAAAACTATTTTGACAGAAACACATTAGGAAGTGAAAACTATCAAGTTTTATAACATTATCACTAACGTTTTGCGGCTTTGCGATGGCCGCCAATGAAGAATTTAATTATTAACCGAGATGTGTCAGGCGGCTATTGCAAAACCGCTGTTAGCCGCTGGCCTTTCTCATAACACAAATAAAAAATGAGTACAAGAGCAAACATTAAATTTCAAGACGGGGATGAGTACATTCACATTGACAGAAGCCACGATGGATTTCCTGATGTAATTCTTCCAGATATTAAAGCAGCCATTGACCTTTGCAAAGGACGTTGGAGTGGTTCAGAATTAGGGCAGTTGGTTTCAGCTTTCTTAGGACTACATTTTGACAAAAACAAACGTATTCAGAATTACGAGCCTTGCATTGGTTTTGATAAAGCTGGTGATGAAAGTTATGAATATTATGTTCGTTGGAATAGTCAGAAACGTGAATATGAATACGGGGTGCTGTCATAGGCTTGCGGCTAACGTTTCGGGGCTTTGCGTAGTAGCCCTTAATATAAACTTAAAATTAACCACGACACTTGATAGGGCTATTACGCAAAACCCTTGTTATGTGCCGTTAAATTATCAAACAAATGGGATGTGAAATTTGCGGACGTGGAGCTTGTACAAGGAGCTTTCACTCATTAGAAGAACAAGAAGAATTTGACCGAGTAAATAAAACGGACGAAATAAAAGAACGTCTGAAAAATATTATTGAAAGGCAAGTAAACAGATTAAAAGGTGATTACATAGAAAATGATTACTATGTGAAATTGTCAGACGTTATTGATGTAGTTCAGTCGTCTGATTAATGGAACATAACGTTTTCGGGCTTTGCGTTCGTTGGCATTTAGAATTACTGAACTTTAAAATAAGCACAAATGAAAATTAGAAAACAAAAACTTGAAATTAAGCAATTAACCGCCAATGACGCAAAGCCTGTGTTAGCAGTAGTGTTAAAGTGTAGTCATTTTTGGAAGATGGTAGCTAAAAATTATTACAAATGTAGTTGGTGTGATAAGAGGCATTACTGCTAACACAAAAGCAGGTGCAGTTTCAATTGCACTTGCTAACTGTTAACCGCCGTTTTAATGGCGTAAATTATTAAAATTAAATAAAAATAATATGAAAGCAAAACTAACCTTTGACCTACCCGAAGATAAGTACGAATGGGAGAACGCTATGAGGGCTGATGCTATGTACTCAGTTCTTTGGGATTTATCTCAGGAGTTAAGAACACTATGGAAGTATGAGGAGCTCAGTGAGGAGGAATGGAATATGGTAGAGAGAATCAGAAATAAGTTCTATGAGATACTTGGCGATAATCAAATTAATTTAGACAAGTGAGTGGATTTATAATTGGACTTGTTTACGGAATTTTAATCGGAATATTTATCGGCATCAGTCTGTCTGTTTACCTACTTGAAATGGTCCCGTAGCTCAGTTGGATAGAGCAACTGCCTTCTAAGCAGTAGGTCTTTGGTTCGAATCCAAACGGGATCACTTTGTTTGGAGTTAGGGTTCTTCGGTTAGCCTCCATACGGGTAAAAACTCTACGCACACTGGTATGGCAGGTGTGTGTTTTTAAATCTAAAATTAATACTATGAAATGGGAATCAACATCAACTGCCGACATAGTTGTCGACAGTGTAGTGGAGAGTGTTATCTCTAAAATTAGGTCAAGGTCTAGTGTTGGAATAAAGAAGTACAACACAACAATGGACAGAAAGGATTTGTCTACCATTGAGTGGATTACACATCTACAGGAGGAGCTTATGGATGCTGTTATATACATCCAAAAAATAAAAGAAGAACTATCTAATACATAATTCAAATGATAACATACTTTAAATCAATCAACGAAACAGATCGTCCTTTTTATGTAGATGTTGATGTTGCTATTGAAAGAATAAAATTTGGAAAGTCAAAAGATATAGTAAAAAAGATTCGTTCTGCTGAAACGAAGGAAGAGCGAAACAACATAAAGAAACAGCTTCCATCAATACTATTTTCTGGAGAATTTTCAAGGAGAGCTGACAATGCCATCATAAATCATAGTGGACTAATATGTATAGACTTTGATGGATTTAAAGACGATGAGGAGCTACAGAAAATGAGAATGCACTTGTTTAATGACAAGTACACGTACTGCTTATTTATATCACCATCTGGCGATGGTCTCAAGGTATTGGTAAGAATTCCAAGCGATGCATTAAACCACAAGAATTATTTTTTAGCACTTGAGAAGTATTACGATTGCCCACAGTTTGATAAGTCTTGCAAGAACGTATCTCGTGTGTGCTACGAGAGCTATGACCCTGACATCTATGTCAACGAGCTGTCTGAGGTTTGGACAGAGATGATGAGGATAAATAATAATGTCAAGGTATCTCCTACCATAATCATCAACGATTCAAACGAGATTGTAAGAAGGCTGTCTCTTTGGTGGAATAAGAACTATGGAATGGTAAAGGGACAGAGAAATAACAACCTATTTATCTTTGCATCGGCCTTAAATCAGTACGGAATAAACAAAGATGATGCACTTAACGTATTAATGTCGTATGACGATGGCGACATGGCATCTGAGATTAAGACTATTGTTTGGTCAGCATACAAGAACACCAGCGAGTACGCAACTAAGTTCTACGAGGACATTGACAAGAAGACCGACATAAAGAACAAAATCCTAAAAGGTGTTCCAATTCATGAGATTAAGGATAACTTTAATGACGTTGACGAGGACATCATTAACGAGATGGTCGAGACTGAAGAGTACAACACATTTTGGTCTAAGAGTAGTAAAGGCAAGATAGACCTAGTGCCACATCTTTTCAGGGACTACCTAAAGGGGAACGGTTTCTACAAGTACTACCCAAGCGGATCAAACAATTTTGTTTTTGTTCGAGTGGTTGACAACATAATCAGCGACACCAACGAGGACATGATTAAGGACTTCGTGTTGGACTATCTTATGGGAATCAACGACATGTCGGTGTACAATTTCTTTGCGATGAACACTAAGTTCTTTCAGGAAACTTTTTTGAACTACGTTCCAAAGGTAGAGCCAAGGTTTATGGTTGACACCATTGACGAGTCTTACCTTTACTTTAAGAATTGTGCTGTAAAGGTAACGAGCGACAATATAAAGATGATAGACTACAAGAATCTTGGTGGATACGTTTGGGAGAAGCAAAAAATTAATAGGGACTTTGTAAAAATAAAATCTGATGATTGTGAGTTTAAGAGATTTGTACAAAACATTTCTGGAAATAATTCTAGAAGGTTTGAGTCGATGGAGTCAACAATTGGTTATCTTTTGCATAGTTACAAGCCTGCTAGCTACTGCCCTGCTGTTATACTTAATGATGAGGTTATTAGTGACAACCCTGAAGGTGGTACGGGTAAGGGGATATTTGTCAAGTCTATCTCGTTTATAAAGAAGATGGTTATAATTGACGGAAAGGGTTTTAGCTTTCAGAAGTCGTTTCCTTATCAGCGAGTACAGGTAGATACACAGACACTAGTATTTGATGACGTTAGCAAGAACTTTGACTTTGAGAGATTGTTTTCTGTTATCACCGAGGGTATAACCTTAGAGAAGAAGAATAAAGACGAGATACACATACCATTTGAGAGCTCTCCAAAGATTGTTATAACTACCAACTATGCAATAAAGGGTGCAGGAAATAGCTTTGAGCGTAGGAAATGGGACTTAGAGTTTAAGCAATATTACTCAAAGTCTTTCACCCCAGAGTCAGAGTTTGGTCACATGTTGTTCTCTGGATGGGACGATCTTGAGTGGTCTAGGTTTGACAACTACATGATAAAAAACCTACAGCTTTATCTGTCAAAGGGTCTAATCAAGTGTGACTTTATGAATCTTAAGACACGTAAATTTATCGCAGAGACATCTGCCGAGTTTTGGGAGTGGGCCACGTCAAAAGACAATGACTTTGTCAAGTTGAAACAAATATCAATAGGACAAAACATGTATAACAAGTTCACAGAAGAATACCCAGACTATGGTATATACGGAAGGTTTAAGCTGTCACACAACAGATTTTATAAGTGGCTAGATGCATTGGGAGAGTATAAGTTTGGAATGAAGCCAAAGATATTTAGAAGCGCCACAGGTAAAACAATTGAGTTTATTGAATATGTTAATGAATTAAAATTTTAATTATGAATATTTGTGAGGCAACAATAAAGGGTAAGATTGATTTTTACAAATTACTTCTTAAGATTACAGCAGATAACGCTAAAAAGTGTGAAGAAATAAATCGTAAAATTGAAGACCTAAAGTCTTGCTACGATTACCTTACCAAGGGCACAAAGATGGATTTTCTTCCAGTAGAGAGCATTGATGCGTTGGTAAGGAAGAAAGGCCTCATGCACAAGAAACCTTACTGTATTGATCTTGTGGATGAAATTGATTCTTGCGTTCAAAACATTCGAAATGAATTTGCGTGACTATCAAGTAGATATATCTAGGAAGGGTGTAGATATATTGAAAAGTAGTTATATACTATGCTTGGCTATGGAAGTTAGGCTTGGTAAAACCTTTACGTCTTTAGATATATGTAGAGCTTTAGGATTTAAATCTATATTATTTTTGACAAAGAAAAAGGCAATACCATCCATTCAGTCTGACGCTGATAAAATACTTCCTGGCCATGACATAGTCATCACAAACTACGAGAGTATTCACAAGATAGTTAGGAAGGACTTCAATGTAATTATATGTGACGAGTCACACACCATGAGCGCATTTCCTAAGCCTAGTCTAAGGGCGAAGCAGGTAAGGAAGTTGGTAATAGACTGCGGTATGGCGAAGGTAATACTACTTAGTGGCACAATAACTCCAGAGTCTTACTCACAGGTGTTTCATCAGTTTTGGGTTCACCCATTTAATCCATTTCAAAGCTTTATAAATTTTTATAGATGGGCTGACGTTTATGTAGATAAGTTTCAAAAAAAGATAAACGGACTAATGATCAACGACTACTCTAGAGGAAAAGAGAACGAGATAATGTCCGTAATATCCCCTTATACAATTACATACACCCAAAAGCAGGCAGGTTTTTCTACAGAGATAGAGGAAGAGGTGCTGAGAATTAAAATGCCAGACATCATAAAAAAGATTACCGACAAACTTAAGCTGGACCTAGTGGTAGAAGGTAATAACGAGGTGATACTTGCAGACACCCCCGTTAAGTTGATGCAAAAAATGCACCAACTTGCAAGCGGAACGATTAAGTTTGAGAGCGGAAAGTCTATGGTCATATCAACCTTTAAGGCTGAGTTCTTGAAGTCGCATTTTGCGACCAAAAGAATAGGTATATTTTACAAGTTCAAGGAAGAGCTCAATGCCATTAAGACTGTATACGGGGATGATGTTACTACTGACGTTGCCGAGTTTGATACTGGAAAGTATAAGGCCATAGCCCTACAAATAGTATCTGGTCGTGAGGGAATATCGTTAAAGAATGCTGACTACCTTGTGTTTTATACAATTGACTTTAGTGCCGTGAGTTATTGGCAGGCAAGAGACAGGATGACCACAATGGATAGGTTAAGCAACAAGGTTTACTGGGTTTTTGCTGAAGGAAGTATTGAGAACGACATATACAGGTCGGTTAAGTCAAAAAAGAGTTATACGTTGAATATTTTTAAGAAAGATTATGGAAAATAAAATGTTTTTTTTATTGCCAATGATGGCATACAGTAAAATTAATGGAGAAAAAATGTTGATTGTTGGATGGTTCCACAAGTCAATTGTAATAAGATTTATAATGTCATAATGAAAATTTTAAACGACCCAATGATCAGGTTACTGGTGGATACCTTTGACCTTGAGACACCAGAGCAGAACATACTTGAGATATGCGATTACGAGTACAAGGATGGTGTAATTGTAATTAAAAAGATTAAGGTGTTGGATTCTGATTTAAATTTTATTAGATTTGCAGATCTTGAGAAGGTAACTAAATACCTCAGCAAGTATTACTGCAACTTCAATGACAGAGCAACAGATACAGACGAAGATAATCAAGAAGCTTGAGTCTCAGGGGTATTATGTAATAAAACTAATTCAGACAAACAAGCCTGGAATACCAGACCTCATCGCAATACCCAAGAACTCAGACGTTGAGTTCATAGAGGTAAAGAGGCCAGGTGGCAAGACAAGCCCACTACAGGATTACAGAATTAAAGAACTAAATAATCATGGAATTAAATCTAAGGTACAAGAATGCGTCTGACAAGAGTCTGTACATACAAGACAACAGAGCTCTAATCAATAAACTTTTAGAGGATGGTGTTCCCGTTCAAAGAATACTATCTATACTTGGTGTAGATAACTATAGATTTAGTTTATTCTTTAGCACTAAGCCTACTCAGTCAATGCTTGGACACAAGAACGACACGTATTTTGAAGAAGAAGAACTACTCAATAATAATTTTAATTTTAAATTTAATGATTTAAGTTATGACGAACAAAAAATCTATCTCGAAAGAGAAAAAACTGGTGTGCTTGGTAGGTATTTTGCCAATACTAATGGACTTCATGGAGGACGTGAAGGAAGATTTTCCGATGATCTACAAGAGACAGGTAAAGAAGTCGGGCAATGATTTCATAAACGAGGTGTACAAGATGGGAGACACTTTGTATAAGAAAATGGAAAGCGAAGAAGATGAAGAATTGAGAGAATTCTACAATAGTGTCATAGAAATGGGCACAGTTTTTCGCAATTGGATTGCAGAATTATAAATATATGTATATATTTGTGGTGAGATGCGCCACGTAACATACATAAACGCTTTAATGTTGGATATTAACGAGCTTACAGACGTTATATATGAATCTCTATTCGACAATGATACTCAAGAATTAAATAAGGCAATAGATAATCTAATTAAAATTTTAAAGGATGCCAAAAAAAGCCATCAATCAGACATCGAAGATATTAGACCTTTATAGGTCTGGAATGACAAACAAAACAGAAATAACTAGAAGGGTTTTTAATAGTGATGATGAGACTAGCAGAAGTGCTGTTAGAAGGGCTATTAGTTACTATGAAAACAACAGGGCTCTTTATGATGAGTGTGAAAAGGTAGGAATACCAGTGGAGGACGTAAAGCACTATTGGCACAAGGGAAAACACTTTAGCATTAATGTTAGCGGAAGCGGTTCGGAGGTAAACCTAGAAGAATTTAAGTCAGAACTTGTGTCTGAGATTAAAAACTGGTCTCCTAAGTATGTTAAAATTAAAAGAGAAAAACTTTCTGATCCACATTGTTTTGTCTTTGACCCTGCCGATATTCACATTGGAAAGCTGTGCTCATCGTTTGAGACTGGAGAGGATTATGATCAACAAATAGCTGTTAGCAGGGTGAGGGAAGGACTTAACGGACTGATTAGCAGGCTGTCTGGTTACAATATAGACAAGATAATTTTTATTGCTGGAAACGATGTTCTTCACGTTGACAACCCTAGGAGACAAACAACAAGCGGAACTCCACAAGACACTGACGGAATGTGGTACGACAACTTTGTCATGGCTAAAAGGTTGCTAATAGATATTATAGAAACACTTATGTCTATAGCTGACGTTCATGTTGTTTATAATCCAAGCAACCATGATTTTATGTCTGGATTTATGTTGTTGCAGTGTGTAGAGGCATGGTTTAGTAACTGTAAGAACGTTACGTTTGATAACGACATGAAGCACAGAAAGTACACCACGTATGGAAAGAACTTGATCGGAAGCACCCACATGGACGGTGCTAAGATTCAGGATCTACCTCTTTTAATGGCCCACGAGGCATCAGATAGTTGGCACAATTGTGTTCACAGATATATTTATGGGCATCACGTACACCATAAGTCTTCAAAGGACTATATGTCTGTGAATGTAGAAACACTAAGGTCTCCATCTTCTGCTGATAGCTGGCATCACAGAAATGGATACCAGCACTCACCAAAGGCAGTTGAGGGTTTTATACACCACCCTTCCAATGGTCAGGTAGCTAGGCTTACGTATATATTTTAATTTGATATTATAAACTTTCTTATCTGTTCAACTGTTTTTCCCTTTTGTATAAGTTTATATACTTGAGGAGTAACTTCAATTCCAGTACTCATTAGCTTGGCATATACTTTACCTTGTTGATTGCTAAGTCCTCCCAATTGATCAATGTTATAAATGTTTTCTAACATTTTTTGATTTGATCCTTCCGTATATCCTTCTTTTATAACATAAGGAGTAGATTTTATAATATCAATTTCGTAAGGCTTTGGCTCTCTTTTGAATTCTTTTTTAAATTCTTTATATGACTCGTATTGATTTTTTGTTAAAGAATTTTGCTTTATTTTTCTTGTTCCCTTGTCCGCCAATTGATTTGCCTCTCTTGGCAAAACACCAATAAAGTGAAACAATTTTAAAGCACTAAATATTTTTTGAGATTCAATTTGATCTTTAGTTAGATATTTTTCAGTTTCCTTTCCTTGAAATTCTTCGGTATACTTACCGTCATTCATTTTTAAGGATTCATATAATGCTTCATAAGCATCGCTTCCGACACTAATTAAACCATACTTACCAGTATCATTTTTAAATGACTCTAAACTAAAAGTATTGTCCTCCTTGTATTTTTTTATAAACTCTTCTTTTTCATCTTCAGTCATTTCATATTTTCCTAGAGCGATGTTTCGAATATTATTCTCTTCATTTACGGCATCATTTATTTCAGACTCACTTGGCTCCATAAAAGGTTTAATACCTTTATCTATAGCCCATACCATAAAATCATCTAAAAATGGAGCTGGAGAAGCCATATCTCCAATAAATGATTTGATTGGATACTTTAAAGCGTTTCTATTTCTTTTTTTAGCCTCTTCTTCATCTTCATCATCGTCTCCGTATCCAAGTATTGACATGGCTCCGTAATATATAAGCTTTCCAACTTGATACTTAATAAAATTAAACGTAGCTTGTTCTGCAACAGTACCAACAAGTGATCTTCCTGCAATTTTTATATCCTCTTTGCTTGCCACATTTATAGCTGATGTAAGAGTAATTATATCGTTGGCTAGTCTCATTCTTTGATTCACTGAAAATCCAGCAAACGGGAGCAAAATTTTTCTAACAGCCTTTCTTAGCCCATCTTCGCTAGAAAAAGTTTCTCCAGCAAGTCTTTCGTCAGATACGTTTTGCTGTCTAGATACCATATTTTCAGCAAACAACATAGCCTTTTCGTGTAGGTCTTGTATTCCCTCTTCTTTTATAGTATCGTTCCATGTGTCCCAATTAATTTTTTTAGTGTCGTAACCATTATCAGAAAGATACTTTAAGTAGTAAGACTTCCATGCAGCTCTTGCAACAAATACATCAGGCTTAGACAGGAAAGTCTTCATGTAAAATTGAGTTAGCTTTTGATATTGTCTAGCAACTTGTTGTAATGTACTTTTAACTGGGTCTATAGCGTTCATCTTGTTTTCAATAGATGTAACAGACTCTACGCCTCTGTTAGCCGTTGGTGTTCCAGTAGAGTTCATCCAATCATTAAAGCTTTTACCAGTGTATAGTTGAGTGTTTTTACCAGCCTGAATTAAGGTATTTATTCCAACTGAAAACGTTTGAAGAATAAACTGAAAAACACCACCAAGAGCCATTGTTGTACCAAATCTTCCAGCCTCGTTAATTACTTTATCAATAACTCTAGCGTAGTCCTTTGGAACTAATAGTTTGTTTTTTGATCTTCTAATATATTTATTGATTCTATTTACCACTAAAGATCTGTCTGAAGAGCTTGGAATAATTGATTTAAAAGAGTCGCTACTAATAAATGCATCAACCTGTCTAATGGCTCCTGCTGTTTCAATATCTACAAGAGCTCCAGAGAGAGCTTGAGATTGGTTAATATCAAAGTTTAGGTTAACATACCTTCCTTTATCTTTTAAAGTTTTTGGGTATGTTGACGCTATTAAAACACCTGCCTTTGATTTGTCAGTTATTTCTTCGTTTTCAGTATTTATTAAAAACGATGAACCCCTTTCTGATATATTTGTTATATCAATTGATTCTCCAGTAGATTCTGATAGCTTAGAAAGTCTGTCTGAGGTATAATAAAAATCGCTACCTAGGTCTGTGTTATATATCGATAGAGAAACATCGTATAGGTCTTGGTAGTGATTTTCCCATGTACCCATCCACCATGCAGCACCAGCAATGTTAAATTGTTTGGCGTTAGACTCTATAACGCTCATGTCTCTTGACTCAATGTTTAGTCTATCAAATACTTTTTTGTATACTTCGGCCATTTTTTGTTCTTCTGCCGTTCCATTTTTTAAAGACTCATAGCTCTCTAGTAATAGGTCTATTCTCCTATTAAATTCTTTATTCGCCTCTTCAGGTTTAATTGAATTTGTTCTAGATACAAAGGCCAGTACTCCTCTTTCGTAAACATTTTCTTGGTCAAAAAATCCTTTTATGTTTTTAAATGTATTTGCATATAGTTCTTGATATGCGTTAGACATTTTCTTAGCCTTGTTAACGCCCATTACTACTCCTGCAACTCCAGACTTTTCCATGAATTCATTTCCTCTGGTAACACCACCAAATAATCTGGTAAATAATTCATTTAAAGACATTCCCTCAAAACCTAAAAGTCTTCCTAGCATTGGAGAAAAGTAGGCCTTTAATTGTCTGGCAACAAATCCTTTTCTTTTTAAGTCGTTAGCATTTTTAATTCCTACATAAGTTTTATGAGCTGCGTCTAGACCACCTATCGTACCATTTTTTACAAAATTATTTAGCGATTCAACTAAGGCTATCATCTGCTCTGTAGTCATGTCTTCCACATCTAGGCTAGATATTTCTTTTATAACCTGTTTAATTCTGTCTGTCATTTCTACCCTTTCATTTGTGACAGGGTTATAACCAAACACCATAGCCTTAAGAATATCTTTTAACGAATTTATTTCGCCCTTTAAGTTATCTTTAAGCTCTTCGCTATTTGTGGCTTTGTTTAATTTATTTTTTTGTTCGTTTATCCTTCTTATTTTTGATTCGATGTCTTTTAAAGACATGCTCTTGTCTATGATGCCTTGCTCAACCAACGATGGATTGTTAGACAATAGTCTTTCTTTTTTTATGTTTTCCTGGCCTTCTAAATACTGATCAACGTATGAGTATATATCGCTAAACTTAGTTGTATTTGAAATAGAAAGAGAGGTTGGTTTCAACGCATTCTTAACTTGTTCGGCTATCGCCATGTACTCGTCAATGTCCTCAACTAAATCTGGGTCTATAGATGCAAATGCAGTTGCCATAGCTCTTACTTCGGCCTGTCTATTGCTATCTTTTTTTAACTTTTTAATAGTCGCTCTTGCTGATTTTGCTTTGTTTATTTTCTCTTTGTAGTCAGCGTCTTTCATTACTTTGTCAACATAGTCTATAACCCTGTCAACCATCTCTTCGTTTAAAAGATTAACCTTTGATATCCTATCATTTATTGCGGACAATTGCTTTTCAGATATTTTGCCCTTGTAATTTTTTATTACGTTCTTAATGGCAATACCAAGTTCTTTTCTTCTCTGGTTAATATCTTTAGTTGCTTCTCTTGCGGCTTTTGCTTCTAGCTTTATTTGATCACGAATTGCGGCAGCGAGGTCTGAAACAACAGCAGTATCTTTTGTTTTCCCTGTTATCTTAGCAACAGATGGAGCAGACTTTAGTTTTTCTCCGAAGAATTTTTTAATTTCTCTTACAGCATTTTCCCTTTGAGTGTCGTCAGCTTTTGCATACCAGTCTGACTTTTGTAGGTCAGCAATTGCAGCTGTTACACCTTGTTGATGTGAGTTGCCTCTCTTTTCTACTGATAGCTCGTACTTGTCCTTGGCTTTTTGAATGGCATCTTGTTTGCTTGGTTTCTGGGCCTTGATTTTGGATGGTCTCCCTTCTTCAAATGCAAAGTCTGGAAGAAGTCCTACCTTTTGATCGGCAAAACTCATCTCTTCGTATACCTCTCCGACCATTTTGTCTGCCTGCTCTACCTTACCTTGTTTACGAAGCTCTCTTGCCTTATCTCTTTTCTTAAATACAGCGTCATTAACTCCGCTAAAATTAACCCAGCTATTCTGCCCTCTTGTCTCAGATGTCATGGCTTTTCTAGCTTCTGGTGAATACATTTCTGAGTGAACTCTCCATGCATTTTCCTCTCCTATTGGACCAAAGCTATTGCCTAATTTTGCATGACCAAAAAAGTCATGTACAAATCTGAACACATCATTAACCAATAAAGTTTCTCCGTTGATATCTTTTCTACCAGAGTCTCTTAATAATGGATTTTCTTTTCTCTGTTCTTCAGTTATTGGCTCATCACCAAAACCAGACTCAGTAGAGAATATTTTCATTCTCTTATTGTCTCTAAGATCATTTATCATGTCCTCAGAAGAAGAGTATGGTTCGTTATTATTTATCTCAACATTATATCCTTTTTCTAGTATCTGGTCATACTGATCTAACGTCTCCTTCGCCATAGCCTCGTATGCTTTTTTGACTTGTGGATCGTTAGGATCGTTTTTCATTTTGTCATACGCATCGGATATTCTTTTTGAAAGATTTTCATCTAGCTTGGTTATCTTTTCTACAGGAACATATTCCATTCCTACAGACTTCATATATGACTTGGCTATTGTCTCGGCATCTTTTAACGGCTCGTTAAATAGTTTATTTCCAGCAACAGGTTCTGTTTTTTGAGCTTTGATTTTTTTAGGATTGAACTCAGCAGTTTTAGGTATGGCTCCTGCACTAGATGATACATTTTTCTGTTCAAACTTAGGTTCTTCTGCTTTTCTTGATATCTCTTCACCACCTTTATTGTATTTGGTGTATGAATCAGTTATATCTACAGATTTAATTAATTCAGTAGGTTGATATATACCATTTATTTTAGCTAGTAGAGTAAATCCAAATGATGGATGATGATCTGTATTATTTGGTTTTGTTTCTACAATTTTAAATGTCGTAGGATCAAATTCTACTATATTCATAATTTCACCACCAGTCATTCCTTCATTTAGTGGATCCATTATCCTTTTATAAAATTCATTTAGATTATTAACACCTATAGCTTTTTGAAATGTTTTATTTGCAGCAATAGCATTATTTAAAGCTTTTCTTAATTTAGGTGAATAATTATTTTTTATATCTAATAAATCAATAATTTTTTTAGGATCTGATTTAAATGAATCAAAATTCTTTATATTCTCGCCATATTTTTCAGTAAATTGTTTAAATTGAGATTTATTTTCTTTATTATCTTTAATGGCATCATTGAATACAGAAATTAATTCTTTAGGTGTTAATATACCATTATCTAAAACTAAATTAAATAATTCAGCAAAAGTATGCTGTTGAAATTGCCAAGATTGATTTAATGTTCCAGCATGAGGAGCAAATAAATTAGCCCCACCTAATTCTGAATTTCTTATAAATGTTTCGGCTTGTTCTTTAGTATTAAATGCTGCTAGGTTTGATACGTCACCAATACTTTTTCCATTTAATTCCATCATTAATGGAACATAGTTTTTACCACCAAGCATGTATATACTAAGACCATTACCTAAATCTGTTTCTCCTGCATTTGTATAGTCATACATATTAGTGATAAATTTCTTACCGTTAAATTCTCTAATATCTATGTCTTTTACAAATTTTCTAATAAAATCTCTAGGATCTTCTGAAACACTTCTTGATTTTTCAGCTTTTATTTTAGGTATATTAAATGTACCTACTTCACCTCCATCTCCAGGTTCAATTCCTTCAATCTGCTCACCTCTTCCAAGCTTACCAGACATTGAGTTCATAAAGTCAACAGCATCCTGTGCGGTTGATGCAGCAGAAAAGACAACAGGTAGTCCTAGCTTTTTGGCTATCTTATTGATTAGTGTTTTGAACTGCTGGAACTTTGTGGTAGATAGTTCTTTCTGTGCCTCGGCCATAATGGCTCCAAGTTCAACGATGTATTCCTCGGCCTTAGTTAATTCTTCTTCTTTTTTGGCTTCTTCTATTTCTTCTTTACTTTTATTTTGATCTATTTCTTCAGTATATTCAGATACAAATTCATCAAGTCTTTGTTTTAATGCCTTGTCAGATATAACTGACTTAAGACCTTTAGCCATGTCTAGTATTGCGTTTGTCTCAATGCCTTTCTTAGTCAACAGGTCATGTAACGCTTCGTGGAAAACGGTGGTCACGCCAGCCTTTTCTAAGTTGATATGAACATCTCCATTTACATACGCACCTCTAATTGTATCGACCCCTTCATTTTTAGCGTCTTCTTTTGTTTTGTTTGAAGATTTAGCAACACCATCAACAAATGAATCAGTATTTTCGTGAAGTATAATTCTTGCGTTTGGAATAGCAGACAATACCTTTTGAACAGCTATAAATACTTTCTTTCTCTTTGCGTCTGTCTCATTGTTAATTCTTTCAGTGATAGTCTGATTGGTCTCAGGAGTTATCGTTACCTCTGGGGCAACTTGAGTAGGAGCAGCCTGTTTTTCTGGCATTACCTTTTGGCCAAAGTCGTATCCAATAGAGAATGTCTTTAGCCCGTCCTTCGTGTTTACTACAGAAACAAAGTCAGACTCTGGACTATAGCTCTCAGTAAAACTTAGATTGTCGTCAGCCTTTACCCTTGGGTTCATTGATCCATCCTGGTATACCAAACCGTCAGAGTGTGCGACAGCCTCTTGATTGAACTGTTTAGCAAATTCAATAGCATCCTGTCTTGTTAGGTTAGGAACAAAGAAAGAGTTCTCTGCCTGTCCATACTTTCCAGTTACACGTCTTGGTTTGTATCCTCTTTCAGTAAGCCACTCCTCAGCCTTTTGGTTTAGTTGTTTGTTTTCTTCCTCGGTAAGAGGTTGTGCCATTGGGTTCTCAGCGGTAAGTAAACCGAACTCTCCGTCAAGTTCTTTTGTCAACGTCTCTACGTCTTCAACTGGAAGCTCTTTAGATGCGTTCTCAACGTACTCACTGGTAGATCTAAATGCCTTTCTTTCTTCTGCCTGTGGCTCTGTTGGATATACGATATCTACGTCAGCAACTTTTGCAGTTGCTCCTGGAACTATTCCTTCTTTTGCAGTTGCAACCTCCTCTGATGTCTTTGTTGTTTCATTAGAAACAGTAGCTGTGGGAGTTATTTCAGACTTATAATTATTTCTTCTAGCCTCTACTGAAGTTTCAAAATTAGCATCATCAACCACTTCATATGTATCTAAGGCTCTTTTGAAAACATCTCTGTAAACTTGTTGTAATGCTTCATTTTTTTGAACATTATCAATTAGTTTCATTTTAGCTTTCTGCTCTATTTTTTTAATCTCATTAACCTCATCCTCATTCAAATATACCTCTGCACCAGCCTCCATAGGTCTTCCTTGCTCATCTGTTTCATTAAACTCATCTTGCTTTAAACTTACAACATATCCATCTCCACTTATAGTATGATGAGCTCTTCTTTTACCTTCTTGATTTTCTTTTATTCTTTTAAGTCTATCTTTAAATATTTTTCTAGGCGTGTGAACACTTACTGCCTCACCCTCTGATACATCTACTTTTTCTTGGCTACTTTTTTCGGTAGCTTCTTTCCCTTGGACGACTGGTTCCACTCCTTCACGTCCACCCCCTGTTTCTCCAGTTCCTTCTTGTTGGCGTTGAAGA